AAAAGAGTACAACTCTTACGATGAACGAGCAAAATGGTCTGATAACTTGTTTGGTAATAAAGTAGCATCAATTCCAATGACTGTGATTGATGACCTCAACAAACAAGGCATCATGCGTGGTTTTGCTGTGCTAGACGAGAAGCGTTTTAAGGCGTGGTTAAACGAGCGTGATAACAGAGTTTTTAGAACTCGGACTGGAGTGGTATGAGTTTCGCAACATACTCTGATTTAAAAACATCTATTGCAGGATATTTGGCTCGGTCTGACTTGACTAGCCAGATTCCAGACTTCATTACATTTGCAGAGAATCGACTCCGTAGAGAGTTGCGTATCCGTCAGATGCTAAAGTCAGTAACGACATCAACTGTATCTGGTGACTCTACTGTTGAGTTACCTGCTGACTTTATTGAGATTCGTGATTTTGTCGTATTGACAAACCCAATTCAGCCAATGAGTTACTCTAGCCCATCGGCATTGTCTAATGACCCAAGAGCATCAGAAGTTGGTGTTCCTAAGTCTTACACAATTCTAGCTAACGAGTTCTTACTGTCGCCTCCTCCTGATGGTGTTTACACATTGAGGATGCTGTACTTTGCTGCCCCTCCATATCTGTCAAGCAGTAACGCATCTAACGTGTTTTTGAATATCGCACCTGATGCTTTACTTTATGCGGCATTGATTGAGGCAGAGCCATATTTAATGAACGATGCTCGAATCAATACATGGGGAACTATGTACGACAGAGCGATCTCCTCCCTTACCAAGTCTGACGAAGAAGGTCAATACTCTGGTGTCCCATTGGCAATGAAACTTACTGCAAGGTGAAACTATGGCTGAAATGTCAAACTACTTGGAAAATGCTCTCATCAACGTAACTTTGAGAGCGACTAGCTACACAGCACCAACAACTGTTTTTGTGGCTTTGTACACTTCTGACCCAACTGATGCTGATACTGGAACAGAGTGTTCTGGTACTAGCTATGCTCGTCAGTCTGTGACGTTTGGTGCGCCTAGCAATGGTGCGACTACCAACTCTGCGGCTGTTGAGTTCCCTCAAGCTGGTGGCTCATGGGGAACGATTACCCATATCGGTATTCGTGATGCTTTGACTACTGGTAACTTGCTTTATCACACAGCACTAGACGCTTCTAAGACCATTACTACTGGTGACGTGTTTCGCATCGCCTCTGGTTCATTGAGCGTTACTTTAGCGTGAGATGGCTGATTTACTGCCTCCGTGGACAATTGACTCGCTAGACAATTTAAAGTCTAGCATTGATGACTTAACACTCACACTCGATAGTCCACTCTACGAAACCTCAGTAACCCTATGGGATGCCTATGGGTCTGTGAGTGCTTCTGCGACTGTTACGGCTAACGCTGTAAGGGTTCAGAATGGTGTAGCGGTAGTAGATGGAACGGCAACAGTTACGGCTGATGCTGTCAGGGTTCAGTTTGCTAGTGCAAGCATTACAGGTTCAGCTAGTGCTTCTTGTGATGCAATCAGGGTTCAGTTTGGCTCTGGTGTTATTGACGCTAATGCAACAGTTACAGCGGATGGAACAAGAGTTCAGTTTGCGTCTGGAAGTATCACAGGTAACGCTGATGTAACTGCAATTGGAACTCGTGTCCAGTTTGGCAATGCGGCTATAACTGGTAGTGCTGATGTAACTGCTTTAGGTGGAATCGTTGCCAATGGTGCGGCTTCTGTAACAGGAAACGCAACAGTTACTGCTGATGCCATAAGAGTAAGAAATGCTAGTGGCTCAATTACTGGTGACGCAACATTTACTGCTAATGGTGGAATCGTTGCTGATGCTCATGCTAGTGTTGACGTAACGGCAAACTTTACCGCTAATGCTTCTGCGATATATGCAGGAGTAGCGTTTGTAAATGGTACGGCTACGATCACAGCAAATGGTGTAATCCTTGGTCAGAACTGGACACCAGTACCAGAAGACGATAACACTTGGACTCCAGTTTCTACAAATTCAAATACTTGGACAACAGTTTCAAGTGATTCAAACACATGGACACCTGTGTCTGCTAATGACAACACATGGACAATACAGGCTCAAGGAAGTAACACATGGCTACGACAAAATTAGTATTTGGTGAGTGGATGCCTGACCAGCCTAGCATCTCTGGTGCTTTGGTGGATGCAAAGAACGTAGTTTCTCAGGCTATTGGTTATGGCCCATTCCCAACAGCGGCTAGATTCTCTGCGGCTGCTTCTGAAAACTTGACTACATTGGTAGCAGGGAAAACCCCAGTAAACGCTACTAAGTTATTTGCTGCTGGCTCAACCAAGATATTCGATGTTTCTGGTGTTGGTGCTTTGACCAATGTTTCTAAATCTGGTGGTTACACACCTAACGCAAGTAACGATAGATTTAGATTTACTCAGTTTGGTAACGTGATTATTGGGACTAACAATAGTGACCCGATTCAATCTTTCACCTTGGGTACTTCTACGGCATTTGCTGACTTAGCGGCTGGTGCGCCTAGATGCAAGTTTTTGACAGTAGTTCGTGACTTTGTGGTTACTGCATTTACGACTGAGAGTTCTACTGTTTACCCTGCTCGTGTTCGTTGGTCTGGTATTAATGACGAGACTACATGGGGTTCTAGCCAAGTAACACAAGCTGACTTTCAAGACATTCCTGATGGTGGTCAGATTGTTGGGATTCGTGGTGGTGAGTTTGGTATTGTTTTGATGGAAAAAGGTATCTCTCGAATGAGTTATATCGGCACTCCATTTATCTTCCAGTTTGACAACATCTCTCGTGGTAAGGGATGTATCGCAGCAGGTTCTATTGCTCAAGTTCAGGGTGTAACCTTTTTCTTGTCAGACGATGGTTTTTATATGTGCGATGGTCAGAATGTGACCCCCATTGGCTCAGAGAAGGTAGATCGTTGGTTCTTTGCTAACGCAGATGAAAGTGGCTTTGACTCAATGTCAGCGGCTATTGACCCTGTTCGCAAGTTGGTTATCTGGAACTTCAAGACCACATTTGCACAGCGTAAACTTGTTATTTACAACTTCAACACTAAGAAGTGGACTTATGGTAATGCAGGGACTGACTTTATCTCTGATGCTTCTACCTCTGCCACTACGCTTGAAGGTTTAGATTCGATCTCTAACAGCATTGATGCTTTGACTGTTAGCTTGGACTCTATCCTTTACATGGGTGGTAAATACTTCCTTGGTGGTACGAGTGGTGCTTATGTTGTTACCTACAATGGTGCTAACGCTACTGCCAACATCGTAACTGGTGATCTAAACGCTGGTGGTAGATCAGTAGTAACCCTAGCTAGACCTTTGATTGATGGAGGCTCTGCTAATGTGGCTGTGGCTTCTAGGACACTTTTAAGCGAGCAACCTAGCTTTGGAACTGCTGTAGCGGCTGATTCTGATAACAGGGTATCTCTCAGGTCTAATGGAAATTATCACCAGTTTCAAATAACACCTACTGGTCAATGGAAAACTGCTGTTGGCTTGGATGTTGAACTTCAGGGACAGGGAGTTCGATAATGTTTAGAACGCTTCCTCCTTTTGGTGGAGATCAGCGACAGACTGCTGAGATTATCCGTGGAATCATGGATGGTAAGACTAACAACACAGGAACGCTTACTTTAGCTACTGGTGGTGCTACGACTACCACTTTGAATGATCTTAGGATAGGTGGAGACAGCGTGATTATGTTTGTCCCTGCCTCTGCTGCGGCATTTGCTGATGTAATGCCTTACGGGGCTTTTCAGAGCCTTGTAGACCAACCGATAGCTACGGCAAATACTGCCTATGCCATGACTTTGGACACTACTGATTACTCTAATGGGGTGACTCTAAGTAATAGTTCAAGGATGAATGTCAAGAACGCAGGAACATATAACTTCCAATGGTCTGGTCAGTTTGTTAATACTGATAGTCAAATTCACGATGTAAGCGTTTGGTTGCGTAAGAATGGTACTGATGTAACTGGTTCTACAGGGTTTATCTCTGTGCCTAACTCTCATGGTGGAGTTGATGGTCATTCAATTGTGGGTTGGAACTACTTTTTAGAGTTGGCGGCTAACGACTATATTGAATTATGGTGGTCAGCTACTAACACGGCTATTTCCTTACAACACTTGCCTACCCAGACAAGCCCAACAAGACCCTCTACAGCGTCTTTAATTACTACGCTTAATCTTGTCTCACCCAATGCCTTGACAAACATCTACACGAGTTCTCAGGGACAAGGTACTGCAACGATCACGCATTTTGCAAATTCAACCGCCAATAAGACTTACAAATATGTTGTTATTGGTTAACTTTCAATTTATAATGGATTCTATGGATGACCCATCTTGGAATCCGAAACTCTAGGAGTAAAAGATGGCTGTAGAAACTAAATCCAACATTGACCCAACAATTCAACCATTCTTATCGTATGGTTTGACTGAGGCACAAAAGCTATACCAAGCTGGTGGCCCTCAGTACTATTCTGGTCAGACTTATGTAAGCCCCTCAGAAACCACTCAGACTGGAATACAGGCTTTAGAGGCTCGTGCTTCTCAGGGTAATCCCTTGCTTTCGTCTGCACAAGGTCAATTGCAAAACACTATCTCTGGTGGTTTCTTGCAAGGCAATCCATTCTTTCAGGGTGCGTTTCAACCTGCGGCACAAGCGGCTCAGTCTAGGTTTGAGCAGACATTAGGT